CTATTATATTTTTATATTAGATTATTTATTCTATGTTAAAGAAAGATAAAATGACAAATTATATTTTTAATCAAAGATCTCCGCATATTTTAATTGTAGATAATTTTTATAAAGATCCAGATGCAATCGTGGAACTAGCAAATTCTCAAGAATTCAAAGAAAATGATAAATCTTACAAAGGAAAAAGAAGTTCTAATTGTCTTTTGCCTTATGTCAGAGAAGAATTTGAAAGGCTTTTAAATGTTGAAATTACTGATTGGCTTAATCAGCCAATGAATGGAGTTTTTCAAATTACTAATAGTGACCAACCTTTAGTTTGGCACAGTGATTCACAAAGTTATGCTGCTGCAATTTATTTAACTAAAGGTGAAAGTGTAGGACATGGAACATCTTTTTGGCGAGAAAAAAATTATGATTGTAGAAGACCGCCAAAACATCCTTTAGAAAATAAAATAAATGTTAAAGACTCAGATGTTTATTCTGAATTTAATTTATTAAATTCAGATAATTGGGAATTAGTTGATAGAGTTGGTTCTGTTTACAATAGGTTAGTTTTATGGGATGCTAAATTAATACATTCTGCTACAAAATATGGTAACTTTGAGAGGCTGGTACAATTATTCTTTTTTTCTGCACAAGAAAAAGCATCAAATCTCAATTATCCCAGGTATTCTTGTTTTTAATTTTGGATCAGGTAATTTTACTAAGTCCGCTTTTACATAAGTAATTAAATGTGTTTTATGCCAATCAGTTGGATAAAAGTTTTTAATTCGATTTAACTGAAACCTAACTGGCTTTCCGATATATTTGGCCTGTTGTTCTTTTGTGTAATACCAAAAACTATTACTATTCCAAAAACTAATATGTGTTGGATCTTGAAAAGCTCCACGCCCATCTGTTGATGGGGTCTGAGTTAAAAACCAACCATTTGGAGCTAAACACCTATATGCTTCTTTCATTGTATGGATTGGGTTTTTAAGATGTTCTAAAGCATCATGTGCTCTAATTAAACCAACAGTTCCATCTTCAAATGGCCACTTTTCATCTAAGTCTGAAATTATATCGCCATTAAATTTATCAATTGATTGATATCCATGTGGTTTACTAAAACCACCACATAAATCTATTTTATTCAATTTATTTAAATCACACCATTTTTCCACAAGTTCATAAATATATTTATCGTGAATGTCAAGTGTCATTTCTTGAATTTTTGCGTTTACTTCTCCATAACATGTATTGCCCTCATGTATGTGATAAACATATAATGGCTTGTCAATATGTTTTACATTTCCTTTAATATATGTTCTTGCAAGAATATCTTGATCGTCAAGTATTTCCATACTTTCATTGTGTCCGCCAATTAAATTATAAAAAGATTTTTTCCATGCTCTAAAATGATTAGGAGCATACCATATCTTAGAAAACATAGATGGACTAGGCGGAAAAGATACTATTTCAAGTAAATTATAATCTTTGTATTTGCAACTTCTGTTTTCCCAACCATAATTACTTCCAAATGTTCTTGGTGTATAATTTTTTGTTACATCACAACAATTAGAATAAGCAAAATCAATTGTTGAATCTTCAAATGCTTTTGCACATTCTTCTAGTGCAGTTGGAAATAATTCATCATCATGATCTGCTTCTAAAACAATATCTCCAGATGAATTGGCTATCGCAAATTTTTTCAAAGCACCAATTTTGTTGTAAATTTCGCAAGGAATTATTTTTATTCTATTGTCATTAAAAGGTTCTATTTTTATTCCATTATTTGGAACTATAACCCATTCCCAATTAGAATATGTTTGACATTTAATTGATTCCCACAAACGATTTAAATATTTTGGATTATGGGTAGGACTAAAAATTGATATCTTCATAAAATATTATAGTTAAAATTTTTTATTTAGTTTTATCTCTTTTTTAATTTATGATCAAAAATAATAAAGAAATATAATACTGCTGTTAATGGCAACACACAATCATTAGAATCTATTGTTAATCTCTTTTTTTTGGTTCCATAATACTTAGTATTTAAATTATAACCCCTGCAACCCCAATCTCTGTAGCATTTTCTACCGCTTTTCTCTTGTCTGCAAATGTACTAGCTAAAACTGAACGAGCCTGTCCATATTCTAAAAGAACAGTTGTCATTTCCTCTATAGACGAGAAAACAATAGCCGTATTTTCCATACTAATTAAATTTGGTAATGGAAGACCTAATACTGCTGCCTCTTTTGCGAGAGAAAAAACACCTACAAGAAGAGCTACATCAGATGGGGCAATTCCTAAGTAATAGCCACGACCAGAATCCCAACCAATTTTTTCTAAAGCTGCCCATTCATTTTCTATATTTTGGAATGACCATGCCTTTGCTTGAGAGAGAGCATCTGGTGCAGCCGTTGGATTGTAATTCCATACTTGATCAGAAAGATTAGATATAAAGTTGCCAACTTCCGAGTCAAGTAAAACTGGCATAGTTATATTTCTTGAAACACCATCTGAATTTGTTTTTATCAGATTGATGTTGTATATATCCTCTGTTGATATTCCAGAGGCATCTATTCTATTTGTCAAAATAATACTTAAACTTAACATTTTTTCTCCTATATTTTTATAATAAAATTAACAACTATTGATGGAGGCATAATTCCAAATGCAGTTCCGCCTCCTGTACTAGAATTAGTAACAGTATGATTATGATTAGCACTTTCAGTTCCAGTAGTAGTAGCATGGCTATGATCTTGATTAGCCCCTTGCGTATTTGGAGTTCCATTGGCACTTCTATTAGCACCATCCCTTAAACCATATGATCCAAATGACCCAACATTTCTTCCCCAACCATGTGTATGATCCGCAGATACTGTACCGCTTGTTCCTGAGTGTGTATGATTGACACTTTGTGTTCCTACTGTAGTTGCATGTGTATGAGAAGCCATGTTAGCTTCAGATAATGTTGCTGTTTCTGCACCCACATTTGAACCTAAAGTTCTAGCAGTTAAAGAAGTTCCTGTTCCTGCACAAATTGGAATCCTACCTCTCATATCTGGTAAAGTAAATGTGGTGTTAGAATTTCCAGCACCATAAGTTGTACCAATAACTTTGAATAAATTGTTATAAGCACTTCTGCTAACAGTACTACCATTACAAATTAACCATCCATCAGGTGCAACTGAACCAGCAAACAATCTTATAACTCCAATAGGGGTAATAGATGACTGTAATCCTTGAAACGAACTACCTTTTGGCGAGTTAGTTGGTATCATGTTGTAAGAAAAAGATCCAGCCAATTATTCTCCTATATTTTTATAATAAAATTAACAACTATTGATGGTGGCATAATTCCAAATGCTGTTCCACTTCCAGTATTGGAATTAGACACCGAATGGTTATGGGTAGCACTTTCTGTTCCTGTCGTAGTAGCATGAGTATGGTTTTGTTGAATGCCACCAGTATTAGGTTGACCAGAACTACTTGCTGTTGCCGAATCAAATAATCCATACGAACCAGATGTACCCGCAGTATGACTAAAGTAGTGATTGTGATTTGTACTTTCACCTCCACTTGTGCCTGTGTGTGTGTGCGTAACACTTTCTGTTCCAACTGTAGTCGCATGTGTATGAGAAGGCAAATTAGTTTCAGCTAATGTAGCTGTTTCTGCACCAACAGTTGCTGCCAATGTCCTTGTAGTTAAACTAGAGCCAGTACCCACACCAATAGGACATCTCCCTCTCATATCTGGCAAAGTAAATGTATTGTTAGAATTGCCAGCACCATAAGTAGTTCCTATAATTTTAAATAAATCACTAAAAGCTATTCTACTAACAATACTTCCATCACAAATTAACCATCCAATTGGAGCAACAGAACCAGCAAACATTTCAATTACACCAGTTGGTATAATTGGTGTTTTTATAGGCTCAAACGAACTTCCCTTTGGAAGGTTAGTCGGTATCGAATTATAAGAAAAAGATCCAGCCAATTATTCTCCTATATTTTTATAATAAAATTAACAACTATTGATGGTGGCATAATTCCAAATGG